TACAGGAACAATGCTTCCAACAATTACTTTATATGTAGGTTAGTATGCCGAATTACTCTTACTTAAAGACAGACTTAATCAATACGACTGAGAATGACTCTACTGAGTTTGCTACTCAGGTGTCTACAATTATCTATAAGACAGAACTACGTATGGTTAAAGATCTTGATGATGCTGGATTAAATGAATACGCAACAATATCTGTGTCTTCTGGTAATGCAGGAACTGTGTCTTTAAGTGATAGAGCTAGAATTGTTCGCAATGTAAACTATAAAGTTAGCACAGGAACAACAGTAACAAACCTTCTTCAAAGGACAGTAGAGTATGTGAATGACTACTGGCCTGTAAGTGCATCTACAGGAACGCCTAGATACTATACAAGGCGTAACAACTCAAGTATAAAAATAGTCCCTACCCCAGTTTCAGCACTTACAGTTGAAATACAAACACAGTCATCACCACTCCCTCTAGCATCTGCTACAGGTACGAGTGTGACTATAAGTAATTATCTTAGTGAATATTGTTATGAAGCTCTCTTTGCAGGATGCATGGTAGAAGCTACAATGTATATGAAAGATTGGACTACACTTCAAGTGTGGCAGAATGAATATAATAATTCAATATTAAAACTTAATAATCAGGCTAGAAGAACAAGACAGGATGATATGGCTGTAGCTGCATCTCCTGCTGGTGGTCCTGATACTATAGCACAAGGAGCATCATAAAATGAGTAGAAAAAAGAAAACTCGTAAAAGAGAAAAGAAGTCTATGCCTAAAATAAAAAAACAAGCTAAAGAATTAAAAATAAAAGCTAAAGATAAAAAGATAGCAGGTGATCCTACAATGATTCAATCTGCTCCAACATTTCATAATCCTTATATTAGTGGTAAAAATTATAAAAGATTATTTGAAGAAGAAGGTCTTGATGATTTTAATAAAGCTTCATTTTATAATAAAAAGAAACATGGTGGTAAGATTACCTACAAAATGACAGGTGGTCAAGTTGTAGATGCAAGTTATGATAAGTAGAGCTAGTTCTAAAGAACAGATTATGAAGACTGGAAATAAAAAAAAGAAACCTAAGTTAGGTTCAGGTAAAAGATTTAAACAGCTTACTTCTAAATTAAAAAAGAAGGGAGCTAAAGATCCTAAAGCTCTTGCTGCTTATATAGGCCGTAAGAAATATGGAAATAAAAAGATGTCTGCTATGGCATCAAAAGGAAAAAAAAGGAGAAGTTAAAATGGGATTAGGTCCACATACAAGATTAGAACGTCCAGCTAAATTGGATGAGATAGTAGGTAAGCCTACTGGACAAGGATTCGGTGCTGCACGTAAAGGACCATCCGTTGTAGGTAAACCTCAAGACGTAGTAGTTGATGAAGACTATGAACAAGGTAAAGCTTTTAAAATAGAGAATTAAAAATAAACGTGGAAATAATAGAAATATATACTGGTAAGATAAAAGAGGTTGTATCTAAAGAAGAGTTTATAAAAAGATATAATAAATCTGTAGACGATAAAAAAGATAATTATAGTTTAGTAGATACAACACAGATACAACCTCAAAGAAATAATTATAAAATATTTAATGGTTATTGGAAAGATACTTCAGAATACTTAAAAGAAAAATATAGATACACTTATGGCAGCAAAAAGAAAAAAGAGTAATATGAAAGGTATTACTATTGGAGGAGGAGGTAAACGTCCTACCAAGTCTGGTGCTGGAATGACAAAAAAAGGGGTAGCTAAATATCGTAGACAAAACCCCGGATCTAAATTACAGACTGCTGTAACTGAAAAGAAACCTACAGGTAAGAGAGCATCTAGACGTAAATCATATTGTGCTAGATCAGCAGGTCAAATGAAGAAGTTTCCAAAGGCTGCTAAGAATCCAAATAGCAGATTAAGACAAGCTAGAAAGAGATGGAGATGTTAATGCCATACGGAAAAGGAACATATGGAAGTAAAAGAGGAAGACCCCCAATTAAAATGAAAAAGGGAGGATCTTTAACTCAAAGACAGAAAGATACTTTGAAGAAACATTCTAAACATCATACACCAAAACATATGGCTTTTATGAGAAAGGAAATGAAAGCAGGTAAAACTTTTGGGGCAGCACATAAAGCTGCTATGAAAAAAGTTGGAAAATAATTTATGGGCAACTGTGGCAACTGTGGTCATGAGTGTCATTGTGGTAGAACTTTAAAAAAGTTCGTTGACCCTAATGAGAGAGCTATAGTAGTTTGTCAAAACTGTAAATGTAAAGAGTGCATAGAAGAAGAAGAAAATCAGTAATAAAAGGGTATAGAACATAATGGCAGTATCAGGAACATATAACTTTAATCTAGATATAGATGAAGTAATTCAAGAAGCCTCTGAAATGATAGGGGGTGAGAGTACTCTTGCAAATGAAGCTGCTTCAGCTAGACGTTCTATTAATCTAATGCTGAAGGATTGGCAGAATAGAGGAGTTCTTCTCTGGTCTACAAGTACATCTTCTTTTACTCTTACAACTTCAGTAACTAGCTACGATCTTGATAGCAGCACTATTAATGCTCTTGAGGTTGTAATTAGTAGGTCTGATACAGATGTAAAACTTACTCGTATTACTCCAGAAGAATATATGCTTATACCTGCAAAGACACAAACAGGTAAACCTAATCAATATACTATTCGTAGAGGAAGGGATAATCCAACATTATCTGTCTGGCCTATACCAGAGAACTCTACAGATACTTTAAAACTAGAGATAGTTAAAGAACTACAGGATGTAAATAAATCTGCTACACAAAATGCAGATGCTCCTAAAAGATTTTTACCTGCTCTTACTTGTGGGCTGGCTTACTATATGTCTATGAAAAGACCATTAGTACCAGACACAAAGATTGCAATGTTAAAGACTAACTATGAGGAAGTGTTAGGAAGGGCTTTACAAGAGGATAGAGAAACATCCAGTATCTATCTTATACCTAGACTAACATTTTATAATTAATGGCTACACAAAAGAATGCATTAGCCGTATGTGATATGTGTGGATTTGTTTATCCACATAGAGTAATGAGGTTAAATAGTTATGGGTTATTGGTATGTCCTCAAGACTTTGAAGGACAGTATGATTTAAAAAATCATCCTCAAAATAAAGTACCAAATGTAAAAGATAATCCTGCTATTCGTAATCCTAGACCTGATGATGGTGGTAGGGGAACACTATGGAATGTACAGAACAGTTGGATTACAGTTGATCCTACTACTTTAGAAGAAACAAGGCATACAACAAAGTACGATGATGCCAATAGAGCTTGGGATTTGATATGACAGATTTAACAGGAAAACTAATATCGGGAACTTATAAGCAGATACTTCAAGTAAATGCTACAACAACCAATACTGGATTAGGAGCTACATTAGTTACTATTCAAAGTGGGGATGGAACTGATTCGGCTCTACAGATATCAACTAACAAAGTTGTTGATTCAGGATCGTTTGGAGTATTTGGTAATGTAAGTGTGCAAAGTGGAGTACAAGTAGTACTGGATGTATGTGCAAGAGCTTTTTATGGAGATGGTTCTAATCTTAGTGGTATTACAGCTTCTATAGGTGGAGATGTATCTGTAAGCAGTCTTACTGTAGCTGGTGATGGTAACTTTGGTGGTAATGTAATTGTTAAGGGAAATACTTCTGTCTCTGGTAATATAGATACAGCAGGTAATACAAGTATAGGTGGAACACTAACAGCTACTGGAGCTACTCAATTAGGTTCTACAGTAACAGTTGTTGGTAAAGCTGTCTTTGAAGGTGACGTATCCGTAAGTGGTGATCTTGATGTAGCAACCAATGCTTCAGTGGGTGGTACACTTGCAGTAGGTAGTACAGCACAAATAACAGGTAAGACAGAATTTAAGAATGATGTATCTGTAAGTGGGGATATAGATGTAGCTACTAATGTTTCGGTTGGTGGTACATTAACAGGTACAGGTAAAGCTACTTTTAAAGATGATGTAGAAGTAAGTGGTAATGTAACTGCTGCATATTATTATGGTGATGGTTCAAACCTTACAAACGTAGAAGCAGAACTAGGTATTGCTACAAATATTTCAGTATCGGGATTTATACATGCAGGTGGAAGTGTATCAGTATCTGGACCATTTAATGTTGTAGGAGCAGCTACCTTTAAAGATGATGTATCTGTATCAGGCAATACTAATCTAGGTGGAACTGTAACTGTAGGTGGTGCAGCAAGTCTAGCATCTACTCTCTCTGTAGGAGGTGCTGCTAACTTTCTAAGTACAGTAACTGTATCTGGTAATTCAGGTTTTCTAGGAACTGTTCGAGTAAGTGGTAATACAAGTCTTGGTGGAACACTGGATGTAAATAGTAATCTATCTGTAGGAGGTACATCACAGGTTACAGGTAATGCAGTATTTGACGGTAATGTATCTGTCTCTGGTAATATTGACACAGCAGGTAATGTATCTATTGGAGGAACTGCACAGATAACTGGTAATGCAAACTTTGATGGTGATGTATCTGTTAGTGGTGACGTATCTATAGGAACAAATCTTTTTGTAGGTGGTACTGTAACTATTGTAGGCAATACTACCATGACAGGAGATCTTGGAGTAGGTGGTGCTATGAGAGTAAGCACTAATGCTTCAATCGGAGGTACTCTGGATGTAGCAGGTAATGTTTCTCTAGGAGGAAATGTAACTGTAAAAGGAGATGTACATGTAAGTAGTAAGGTATGTGCTTCTGCTTTCTTTGGAGATGGTTCTAATCTTACTGGTATTACAGCATCTATTGAAGGTAATATATCAGTTAATAATGCTACTATAGGTGGTAATCTCTATGTAGGTGGAACTGTAACAGTAGCAGGAGTAGGTATTTTTGAAAGTGATGTATCTGTTTCTGGAGATCTTGATGTAGCTACTAATGCTTCTATAGGAGGCACATTTACTGCTACAGGAGCTACACAGCTAGGATCTACTGTAACGGTTGTAGGCAAGGCTGTATTTGAAGGGGATGTATCTGTAAGTGGAGATATAGATGTGGCTACGAATGCATCTATAGGGGGAACACTTGTAGCTACAGGAGCAAGTCAGTTTGGATCTACAGTAACTGTTGCAGGTGCTGCTATATTTGAAGATAGTGTTTCTGTATCTGGTAATGTAGATTTAGGTGGTAATGTTTCAGTAGGTGGAACAT